TAAACTGACGGATTCCCACACTGGATCAGTTAAATTCTGATCAAATTTTTTCCCAAAAGAAAAGATTTTTTCGAAAATTACTAAAGTTTCCAAACTTACTTGTCCTCCCAGATACTTTTTGAGTATCGGTGGATGACCTCTCGAACAATTGAATACTTCTTCTAATTTTTTTTCCGATAGTAATTCTGTTGATTGTTCTTTGAACAAGTAAGTTAAACTCTGCTGTCGTTTCATCCAGTCTGCGTAATTTCTTTCTCCTGAATTTATTATTTCCCCAATCCATAAATTTTGTGGTGCGTCTGTGGTTACAAAGTTTGCTAACAAGAAATCAGTAATTTCTTGATTTGAATATTTTCTAGATGTTTTTTCAAACCAGTATTTATCCTTTCTTTTGTTAAAGGATGCCATTGTTGCTCTTGACTTACCTCCATACTTAAAAAAGTCATATCTTTTATTTGTGAAATGACTCTTCATTGAGAGATATGTCTGGTAGGTTTCAAATGGTGTCACTTTCATCATCTGTTTCTTCACTTTCTAATTCTGTAATAGCATCAACAGGGACTTCTGCGTCTCCAATACGATACCAATGTTGGGAGATCCCTATACTGTCAGATCTGACACCCAAATACTCCAAATCAGGAAAACTATGCTCTCTTAACATAGCTTGAAGTCGATAATGGACTAGTTGGGATTGAGATACTTTCATCATAATGGTAGTTTAGCTCTAGATGTCTTTTTCATAAAGTTTAAACTAATTGCATCATACTTTAATCTTTCTTTTAAAGACTTTGAAATTAACTTAGAAACTGATTCTACCTCAATTTCATTCATTTCGCAATACTGACAAATTGCATCAATATAATTCAGTTTTTCATCAACGACTATTTTTTCTATTTCCATAGAAAACTTAGCAGCAGTCAAAAACTTCTTCTCTATCTCTTTTTCTAGTTCTTTACTGTTTTCCATAGAGTTTAAGTTTATCTTTAATAAATTTGGTAATATATTGTTGGAGCAATTTGATGTACTTTGCTTTGTCGTATTCTTCATAAACGATACATTCTCCATTTTCACAAGCCATGATAATTACAAGTTTTTTAACTGAGATATCTTTCATTTCGTACAACATACACCCATATGCCATACATTGAACAAAATAATGATCTATCCAGTCTCTCGGTTTTGGTTTTTTTGATGTTTTGAAATCAATTATTGCTAGTTCTCCATTATACTCTGCAACACAATCAACTGTACCTGCTACTCCCAGATGTTTACTATACAGTGGTCCTTCCAGAGCATGTATATTATTTATCTTCTTAAGTTCTTTTTTTGATATCTTAAATAAAAAATCAGATATTGGAGGAACTTTTGGGAGATCATCATTTTTGAGATAATGTTCAGTCAAGGTGTGCATGTCTGTTCCACGAGTTGTGGCAGCTTTTGTAATGCGATCTGCTTCTTCATTTCCAACTCTTTTTCTCCAATCAAGGAAAATTTGTTTATTGAAATGACTTGTAACAGATGTAATGGATACTAATTTAAGTAATTCATCATCATCTGGAACGGAATAATAACGAACTCCATCTATTGTCTCCCTATGTAATTTCGGAAGATTGATGTCTACATGATTAAACATTATATACCAAGTTCAATTTTAGCAGTAAGATATTCTTTGACTAATCCAGAACGAACTATATCATCAATACCAAACTCCATTATATCAAAAGATGGCATTTTACGCAAGATGTTAACAAAATCATGTATTCCATTCCTGTCATTCGTTTTAACTAAGTCAGATTGACTTGCATCACCACAGAACATAATTTTACTGTTTTCACCCACACGAGTGATAATACTGTCAAGTTCATGAAAATTTAAATTTTGAAATTCATCTACAATTATAATCGCATTGTCAAGAGTAGTCCCTCTTAAAAATGATGTGCTCCAGAATTTAATTGTCTCTTGTGATTTTAAATTACCATAGAGCATTTCAAAGTCTGCATCAGATGGCATCTGAAACATGTATTTTACCATATGCTTATATGGCACTTGGTAAATGTCAGATTTATCCTCATGATCACCAGGTAAGAATCCAATTTCACGAGTTGCCACTAAAGACCTAACAATGTAGATTCTTTCATATGGAGTTGTTTCGTCTAATACACTCTTTAATGCATTAAACAGTGTAATAAAAGTTTTTCCTGTACCTGCACACCCATAACTAACTAATTGTTTTCCATTATCATATGAAGAAAACAATTTTTTTTGATTTTCGGTGATCGGTTCAATATCAATCAAATAAGAAGAATTAAGAGGTTTCTTCTTTTTCATTTGTTTTGCAGTCAAACCAACTCCAATTGGTTGGTCACCATTACTTCTTTTTCTTCTTGGCATATTAAGTAATACCTCTTTTTGCTAGTCTTCCTTGTATTCCACCAGATTTTTCAGATTTATCCAAGATATGTTTCCAACCAGGATGTTTGTTATTCAACTTATCTCTCCATTCTCCAACTTCTCCAACACCAGGACACGTTGTAGGGTCTGAGAAATCTCTCTCCCAATTAGGATTATCAGACTTCCACTGATCCCACTCATGAACACTCATTACAACTTCTTTTTGTTCACCAGTTTCTTTATTTTTTACAGGATATGTTGCCATAATTATAAAGTATTGTAAATTTATTTAGACCCATTCTAGGGCTTCAGATACAGCAGGGAATTGTTCGGTAAATACCTTACGACATGCCTCTGCAATCTCCATATGTTCCTTTTGTGTTCCGTGTGCTGATCTTAGATTAATATAATGAATCCAAGAACGACAAGAACCTGTCATATAGATCTTTGTAGGAGTACAAAGTGGTAATACCATTCTAGCACACTCTTTGGCAACTCCCTCTTCAATCATTTGATTGTACAATGCTTGTGCAGAACTGAATAGAGTAATCATTTGACGATTCAGTTTATCAACAACTTTCTCATCTAAATCATCAATACTATTTTGACGATTCTTAATATCTTGTCTACGCAACTCTGGTAGTTCGATCTCACCTAGTTCATTACTCTTTGCATATCTCTGTGAGAACTCTTGGAATGTGAAACTACGATGCCTCAGAATTTGTGCTGCGATTGCACGAGTTGTTTCTATTTCAAGTGTCATTGTTGATTGCTCAAACACAGACCAGTGATTATGCTTAATACAATACTTCAATAATCCTGCATAGTTTGGATTATCTTGATTGTCTGGATTAGAAACTCTGGCAATATGAGCCATAGTTTTCTCTGCATCTGGTGTGATGCTTATTAAATTGACGGTCATTTCCCAAATCCTTTTGAATTTTTTTGTTCTATAAGAGCAAGTTCTTTTTTTGCGATTCTCAAGGTTTGCTTCATTTCCCTCAATTTTTCATCACTATAGAGGTGATCTTGTTTAATCAATCTTTCTAGTAATTTGATCAAAGCTTGCTGTCTACCCACTTTACCATAGATTTATATATCAAAATTTATTATAGCATAAAAAAGGGGGGAATCAACCCCCCCTTATTTTTTTAACTCTTGCTATACAAGAGTTTTGCTTCAGCGTAGATGATCGTGAGAAATACTACGCTTGCTGCGAGAATTTCTACAGTGACCAACATTACACACCTCCAGATACTTTCTTAGTAACTTTAAGACCACGATACATTAGATCATGTCTTTGTTTCTGTGCAGCTTCTGCGAGTACCTTTGCATTGTACTCTTCGGTGTCGTAATTTACACCTCTGTATGTGACTTGTGCCATTTGGTTTCTCCTAAAGTAGTTGGACTTTGCACCTTTAACTCTTTCGAGTGATCCGTGTTTCCGTTCCTTCAGTCGGCTTTTGCGTCTCCCGTAGGAGATGAACGAACCCGTTCCGAGTCGGCTTACTTGCGCCCCTATTGGGGTGAACGTTGTGTTAATACTAACACATTCATACTATATATGCAAGCAGTTTTGTAATTTCTGTTACAATTTTAGAAAATCTTAAGGGTTCAAAAAATTTGCCGAATTTTTTTTGCCCCATTTTTGGAATTAAAAGTCGATTTTGGTTTTACTTCCTTTTTTTCTTTTGTTGTGGTGAACGATACCCCCACAAGGCAGGTTTAATATTACCATGTCCGTAATCAATACTCTTTAACTTATCCTTGAACTTATCATAGTACATATCAAATATTTTTACCTTTGTTCCTCTCACAAGATCGTAGTGTTTCTTTTCATCATGTTCGTGACAAACAATATACGAATCACTTGGAGCGTTACTTGTGCTTACTTCTATGAGTGATCCATTTTCAATTACTATCTCACATCCATATTTTTCTTTACTCTCTTCCTTTTCAGTGCTTGTCCAGAAGTTAAATTTTTTTGGTGGTTCTAATTTAGTTTTTGTCATGATCGATTTCCCCAAATTATATCTGGATATGCCTCTGAAACTATCTCCTTTGTTATTTTATAAACCTCTCCAAGTCTTTTATCTTTACATAAGGTAATTATTTCTGCTTCCAATGGATGCACTCCCTCTAAAATATTAATAAACATTGTTTCACGACGAAGAGAATTCATACCATCATTACCACCTCTTATGAAGTGATAAAAATTTTTACACTCTCTACGAATTGTAGTGTGTCCTTCCTTATCACCAGAACCTAAAGAAAAAGATCCTGTCTCATGCATTTTACGAACTTCCTCTGTTAATTTAGTTGATAAGGTTCCACTGTAAGTATTCTGTTCATCATAACCAGAGTAAGGTACCTCACCTGATGGAAGTGCTGACACTACAGACTCGTCAAAGTTCCAAATAAACAATACTTTTAAATGAAATTCTTCATACTTTTTAAGAACTTCAATCTTTTTAGCTTTTGTTCTTTGTCTTGAAACTAAATCTAAAACTTCAAAAACAAAAGGTTTACGTGGAAGATCAATTGAAGGAACTTTAACTGATCTTGTTTTTGATGCTGTTTTTTTGACAGTAGGAGATTTTTTTCTACTCGTCGTCGTCTTCTTCGTTGTCATAATTGTTTTCAAATCTAAATGCTACAATTTCATCTGGTACCAAGTTTCCGTTTCCGTCAAACATTTCAGGATGAGGTCTAGGGATTTCACGATAGTTCATCATGTAATCTCTAAGTATCCAACCACCTAGTAAACCTGCCACAAATAATAAAAAAGATATTGGTAACACCAGAACAAGTATTGTTTCAGTTGTCATTGTTACCCACCTCCTTTTTTTTAATTTTTTTTCTTCCTTAGATTCAAGGAAAATTCAAAGAAAATATCTATCTCCGTATTAAGAAAACAAACTATTTTATTGAATATAATGTGGAATTGTTTTTTCTTTCTTTTACCTCCGTTTAGAATTAATTCAACACCACGGTTTATTGGAATCTTGTTTTTATTTATCTTATTAGTTGATGATTTGTTTTTGTCTGAGGAATTTGATTGTGTCAACGCATCCTCCTAATTTTTTACCATCAACAAGAACCTGTGGGAATGTGGTTCCCTCACCAAATTCATCATAAAAAGATTTCTTGTCAAACTGTTCTCCTAAATTATAGACCACGTAAGTAGTCTTTGTCAAGTCTAAAACTTTTTTTATTTTATCACAATATGGACACCCATCTTTTGAGTAAACTGCAAAATTCATGTGCTTCCTAAAATTTTATTTATTTGTTTTTAGTAATTAAAAAATTGTTAAGAACTAAGTAGTCTAAATCAATTTTGTTGAAGGTATCTATGGCATCTTTTGGTGTCTCAATAATTGGTTGACCATTATCATTAAATGATGTGTTCAAAAGAACAGGACAACCAGTTTGTTCATGATATTTCTGCAGAAGTGTTGTTACTTCTGGATGTAATTCATCGTTTACAGTTTGTATACGACAGCTAAAATCTTTATGAGTTATCGCACCAAGTTCTCTTCTTTTGTGTGGTCTTACTATTAATGAATACAACATATACTCATTTGGATATGTGTCCATAAAGTAATCTTCTTGATATTCCTCAAGCATAATACCTGCAAATGGTCTCCACTCTTCACGGTGCTTGATGCGAGTGTTGATCATCTCTTTATTTTTTGCAGGAGTTGGATTCATCAGTATTGATCTTGAACCAAGTGCTCTCGGTCCAAATTCAGATCTGTTTTGGAACCATCCTACAATCTTATTATCTGCAAGATATCCTGATACAACTTCACATAATTCATCAAAGTCATCATACTTTTTATAATTTGTATCTACAAGTGCTTCTTCAACTTCATTATTATCATATGTTTTACCAAGAAGAGATATGTTATGTGGTAACTTGACTACCTCTTTACTCTTAAACAATCCAAGAGCAGCAGCACCAAATGATAATCCAGTATCATCTGGAAATGGTGGTATGTGAATATTTTCTGTAATATTATTCTTTCTCAAAACAGAATTTGCAAGTATGTTTAAAAAGACACCACCTGCAAGACAAAGATTATCATTAATATAATCCTTCTCCTTAAGTTCTTTCATGTATTCAAGCATTGCATTTTCAAAATTATATTGAAGTTGCTTTGCCTTATTTTCTGGTGATAGATTACCATAATTAAAGTCCCGACCAGGAAAAGATTCAAGTGCAACCTGTGGTATCCCTTCAAAGTGAGTTCTCCAATCTTTCTTAAACTCTTTGATGTTACCGTAGGCAGAAAGACCCATGACCTTGCCACAGAATGTCTCACGATACTTTGGATCTGTAAGTTGTATTTCTTTTTGCATCTTACTGACATAAATGTGGTATGCCCACATCCAATAATAGTTTCCTAGATTATTTGTCATCGGAATACCAGGATAGTATTTGAATAATCCTTTCTTCTTATTGAAGTATCCAAATGAATGATTCTCACAAGCAAAGATTTGTCCTGTTGTGTCGAACATGACTGACCCTGCATTGTCAAGTGTTACAAATGACCCTTCATTATAATCACATGAAAATACTGAAGAGTATGCATGACACAAGTGATGTGATGCGATTTCTACCTTTGCTTTTGGAAAATATCTTCGAACTTTCTTTTCAACTGTCTTATTAATATAATTCTTGTAGAATTGTTGATTTGCCATTGATGGAACAATGACTACATCAATATCATTCTTATCTAAGTTCGCAGCAGACAAACAATACTCAATGGACTTTCTTGGAAAGTTACCATCATATTTTATACCACTTAATCTCTCTTCACTGATGCTGACACAGTGCTCACCATCCTTGATCAGAGTCACACTTGCACCATGTGTCCAAGAATCTTCAGATTGTTTCAAAAGTTTTGGATTGTCAGAAATTAAAACATTCCAACCAATCGCACCATAAAGTCCAACTACATTCATGATTCTTTGTCAACTGCCTCCACAATTTTATCAAAGTCAAATATCTCATCATCCTCATCTACATATGGATACTCTGCTTCCTGACCAGTGAAATCAAAGTCAAACAGAACACTATTCGGTAACTTAAACTTCGCAGGTTTCTTTGCCTGTATATTTGTGTGCATATCCCATCCAAATACGATTGGACTTGTACCATTCCATAGTACAACTGATGGCATCTTCAATGCTGCAGCAGCATGTTGCATGCAACTATCAATCAAAATTCTTTTTTCACTGTGTAATAAAAGACTGACCAACTCCATGTTTGTCATTGGGTCTTTGATTGCTTCGACACCATCTAAGATTTCACATGAAGGTCTTGTGACTTGGAAGATATGATAATCATCAGCATAATGATCTACAAGTTTTTGTGCGAGAACTACAGGCATATCTCTTGCCCATAAGTATGGTCTTTGTTCTTGATACATACCACCGTTGGTTTGTATCACCATAATTGGTTTGCCATTTGCTCGACCTGGCCAAAACTCTTTTGCAGCTTTTCTTTGTAATGGATTATATTTTATCTGTGGCATCTCCCCATTATAATCAAGGTTATACATCTTACACCAAGATTGTACAAGAGGAAGTTTTTTATTTACATGGTCAGTTGTGAAGTATGGTTCATTTGCAAAGACCAACGAATCCATATCTTCAACATATGTTTGATAATAATAGCTGGTATTTCCCATTTGATAGACACGATCTACAAATGGAAGGTTCTGAAATATCTCAATCCAGACACCAGTAACTATCAACTCACGACTCGGAAAGTTGTTCTTAATACACTTCGCAACTGCAGTCGCAGCAACATGTTTTCCAAACCCACCTTGTAAATGAAACAAAGAATATTTTTTTTGTGGCATAATAAAGTATTATGATAAAAGTTAGAAAGGTAGATCCTTATTAACGTGTGATGGTGTAGGAGGTGTTTTAACTGAGTTAATCCAAGATTCCTGATTTACTTTTGTATTAGAATTGTCAAGAAAATCCTTAACTTCAGTCCAATTTAAAATTGTAGATTGTGTTAGACTCTCATATGCAACAAATCCTGATGTTGAAGTTGTAATACCAGTTGTTGTAATACCAATAGAGTCTTCACCTTCGATGGTAAGATTAGTTGGATCAGAGTCATCAACAGATACAGTCTTTACAGTTACCTCTGAAACTATATTATCAGAGTTATTAATAATTTGCAATCCTACTACAGATTGTGTGTGTGTAATTGCCATTTTAAAATTTTACTTTATGTTCTATTTATTGTGAAAATAGATTATAACTATTTCCTGTTGTTTGTGGTGCAACAACTTTCGTCTGTGTTGAGAAAGTTTTAATTGGTTCTTTCCAGAACTCAAGAGTTTCTTTATTACTATTATATAGTTCAATAATAGAATCAGGAAGAACCTCTAACGGATCTGATGAAGTCTTTTCTAATTTAGAATGAACTTCATGCATGTCACCTAATCCATAAGTTGTGATATCGTCTTCCCGATGTTGATTTGATAAATCATCAAAAGAATGTGGAAAAGATTCCTCACCTAAAAAGGTATAAATTTTATTTAATTCACCCTGTGGGTCATCCACTAAATCATTATAGTCTACATAATGAAATTTGTCACTATGTCCTTCATCGACACCAATTTTAGTTGCATTCAATGATTCCCATACAATACCATCATTATTTAAAAGATGTTGACAACGGGTCTCATCATTGATTGGTATATTATTTTTAACTAGATATTCATCTACAAAATTAATTCTTGGTTGACCTTCCTTAAATGGATTACGTTTAATCATCGTGAGAATCGATGCTAATATCTCATCAATTCTTCGAACTGGCACAATTATCTTTGCCTCTTGCTTGATGTATCCCTCAATAAAGGGAACTCTCGCACACCAAGCACGATTCTTATCTATGACAACTGGTTTTTCTATATCATAATACCAATTCTCAATAATTGATCCGATAATTTGATTGACAGCATCTGGTTTTGGGTATCCAGTGTACAGTTCATTAGATATAAAATTATCATGAGTCGCATACATTGCACCAAGAACAGGACTGGATGGTCCTGAGTAAAGTCTTGGATTTTGATTTAATAATGTTGACAAAAGAGTGCTTCCTGCACGAGGAAGACCTGCCATAAAATAAAATTTCTTCATAAAAAATTCAATTTACATAATAGTTATGATTTACCAACAACAGGTAAAGACCAACCTAGATAATCCATTGTAGAAGAGTCAAGTGATCCTCCTCCACCACCAGTTGATAAATTTTTCCAACTACCACCTACTTTAACATAAACTATGTCATCTGTCACGTTTTTCCAAGATCCACTGACATTTACGTATATATCGTCTGATTGTTTCCATGTTCCACCAACATTCACATATGCATTATTTGATACTGGTGTTCCTCCACCACCACTGGAGTCAACATCCACATAAAATGACGGTAAAGACCAGTCAAGATAATCCATACCTGTTATTTGTGTTTTGGTTGGAAGTGCCATAGTTTACCTCAGATAGTTCTACCCTCTAATGGGACATTAAGTTCTTCTAATTTTTGTTGATACTCTTCTTCACGAGTTTTTTCCTCACTGATTCTAGTTAAACACTCATCTACAAGTGCATCAAGTTCAGATTGTGATGCACCAGTTGCAGTTTTAATCCACATACATTCTTCTGGATTATCACTATATTTAACCTTATATCGAGTGACTCCATCTCGGATTAGTTCTGTTTTTAACGTTGAGTATGCCATAGTTTTTATGCCTGTGAAGCTGAGAAATCATCCAAATATACATTATGACTAGAACTGCTAACATAATATCCCATTGCAAATATATCTACAGCACCAGCTTCTGTTGGTGTGAATGTCAATGAACACTCAACCCATGAGTTGATTGTAGTGTCAGTGATGACTGCATCAACTTGTGCTGTGACTCCAGCAATTGCAGCATTCTTAACTCTAAGACCACCATTAACACCTGTGCCATCACGATAAACCCAAATTTTACATGTGACTGCAGCGTTTGCATTTACAACAAGTTTTGTGAGAAGCCACTCAAGTGGAGATCCAGTATTTGCACTACTACTACTTACATCAATTTTCCATGAAACACCAGATGCAGTATGTCTAATTGATGTTTCTTTTTCAACGGTTCCATATTGATACTGATTTAGGACTGCACCAGCTACTCCATCATAATTTTTTGCATATAGAACTTGACCTGTGTTAATTTGATGAGAACTAGTCCAATTATCAACCACATTATTTGTGTATAATGGAGCCTGATTTATGTAATATCGTGAAGTTGTGATTCCACCACTGGTTATTTTAATCGGACCACTACTTTCGGTATAGAGAGAATAATAAGTATTATAACTTACACCATTTCCACCATCTGCCCGTGCGTAAGGATATTTTACTTCATAAAAATATTCACAAGTCATTTCCGCTTGACTATTTCTCCATAGATAATAATTTTCTAGGCATGACGCAATACCAACTTTCATTCCAGAACATCGTTGAGTATAAAAAGCCGTAGGATTTGGTCCGCCAGCTGGCCATCTTCCACCTCTGAAATATCTTATGTTCAGACCGTAATCTTCATAAAAATAAGCTGCATAATTATAACCACCATATGACTCTACTCTATCCCATGTATTTCCACCATCTTTTACATAACTCATATATAGGGGATAAGCTGAACCATATGAAAAACAAGTTCTTGCATAACCAACATCATAATCTATTGTTCCACCTGAGTCACCAGTATTATTAGAACCAAATTCTATAGCTCTTTGCCTTCCGTGAGTCCCCCAGATATACATATCTCTATAATATCTACAACCATTCATGTAAAAAGCGTAATAACCTCCCATTCCTGCTACCCTATTAAAACTACAGTAATTAGCACTTGTCCCATAAAAACCATAGTAACCATTAATTCCGATTAGATTAGAATAATCAGCATAGTCGGCGGTCGCATAAAATACTGCGTTTCTATTATTAATACCATCTACCGCAGTATATCCCCCATCATATTGAGTTGCCATGCTATTACTTGCATCCCATCCACCACTAAATGTAATACGATTTGTTGTGCTAATACCAGACATACTTTGAGTAAAATATGTTGCATTATAAGACGTGCTAGAACTACTGCCAGGATCTTGATCCATATCTTCTTTCAATCTCAATGGTTCAATTTTATAAATCGGAACTGTTTGTGTTCCACCATTATAAAACGTAATACCAATTCCTGCCCAATAGGTCATGTATCCATGATAATATCCTACTGGATGTCGATTTGAATATCCCGTTTGCCCTGCCGCCTCTAAATGTATTATATTTTCATTTATCACACTATTAATCAAATAGTAATTTGGCCAATCAGTTGAGGTTTTAAGTCCAACAATACTACTGAGTGTTATACTATCATCGGCAGATGCCGCTTTAGATGCGATGATGTTATCAATATAAAAATTTTGTGCACCACTATCACTGTCAACATAAAGAGCTACAGATTGTATAGAAGAATTTAAGTTTGTCTCAAAATCTTTCTTCATAACTCTCCAGAAACCATCATTAGTCAAACTGTCCTGACCAGTATAAATTGCCATTGAATGAACACCCACATCACCTTGTGTATCTGTGCATAAATGCAAACTGACATTTGGACTTTGTGGTTGAGATCTAGTTCCACTATCCTGTCCAATCCAAAATGATATTTGTTGATATCCAGATAAATCTAGTGTGCCAGTTGCAAAGTATGCCGCCTTTCCAGTTCCAAAGTTAGAACCTATTAAAATTTTATTCGAGTAGTCACGACTTTTAATTCGAGTATTAGTACTCCAGTAACCTGTGCTAGTTGCTAATTCTGTAGTCACATCAGTGGATGCAGTCCAATTACCAGTTTGACCGTAACAAGCTACATTTTTTACTACAGCATTTGTTAAGGTAATTTGAGAACCTTTACAGTATCTTAAATATCCATTACCTGATCCAGTCGCAGGTGCCGTGTATTCATTTAATTTAAAGTTATTACTATCAACTACTGTTACTGTCCACACACCATTTGGTCTTTCATCTGGTGATGAGTGACTAGAATTATTCCAAATTCTTACCAGATCACCAGTCTGCATTCCATGACTAGAATATCCAACACTTGTTTCACCAGTCGTTGTACTGAAAGTAAAACTACAGCTTCTGTTCTGATAACAATCCCCAGTACAATTATTAATTTTTGCAGTCGCATCAACAAGAGTACTTGGTTGACCTGCTATTCTTATTTCATCACCACCTGTTGGTGTGCTACCAAAACTGTTAAGTGTCTTCTTTCTGTTTGCAAAAGATGTTCCATCATTGCTATCGTTTCCATTCTTAAAATCTAAGTAGTAAACAGTCATTGTAAGTTACTTCCTCCCCGTGTTATATCTATACATGTTTAAGCTGTATACTTTATCCAAATGTCACCGTCACTTCCGCCACTTGGGGCCGATGTGGATGCTGTTATATTTCTGACACCAGTTGCAGATGAGGCTACTGATGCGGTGCCAGTTATTACACCAGAGTCATCTATTTGGAAACTATTTAAACCAGGTATTCTGAATTTAGTTATGGAGGCATTACCTAACGTAATTTCATTTGATACGGTTGCAGCACTAGCCTCTGCGAATGTTCCAATTATAATATTATTACTTCCAGTTGTTAAATCATTTGTACCAGAATCACCTGCTTGTTTTCCTATAAGTACGTTTTCATTTCCACCAGTAACACCCGATCCTGCACCTTGTCCAACGAATGTGTTGCAGCAACCAGTTGTGTAATATCCTGCACTAGATCCTAAAAATGTGTTTCTACATCCCGTAGTAGCACTGTATCCTGCAGCACTACCCAGTGCGGTATTTTGAGTTCCAGTCGATGTGCAAAATAGTGCCTCTTTACCAACTGCGGTTACATTATTTGTGGATGTAACATTTTTTCCAGCACTAGCTCCAACAAATGTATGACCTTGACCTGTTGCATTATATCCTGCATAAGTACCAACTGCTGTAAGAGTATTGTGCTGAGCTGAATATCCTGCATATGCACCAATTGCAGTTGCACATTCTGCTGCGTTAGTCGCATTTGCCATGGCTAACATTCCTATCGCAGTGAAGCAACCACCAGTAGTGATTGTACATGCAGCGTTGTATCCAATGGCTACACTTCGATCAGCAGTGGTTACTGCTAAACCTGATCTATATCCTAGGAAAACATTTTCACAACCACTATTTACTGCATTACCAGCACAGTAACCCAAGAAGACGTTACAACAACCAGAAGAACCATCAAGATTACCTCCAGAAGCAGCTCCTTGAGCAAAAATGTTATAGTCGGAGTCTACGGTTAGACAACCACCTGATCCACCGCCACCGCCTCCACCGTTGAGTTGGTTACCATCCTTATCATAGATGTTGAAGTTGCTATCACCACAGATCCACTTGTTACCACTAATACCAATTATAAATTGACAATTACCAGTTGCAGAAGCTGGATCTACATTACATCCAATTACAACGTTTGATGATCCTGTCGTAACATTATTTCCAGAACAATATCCTAGGAAAAGATTTCCACTTCCTGTTGTCAATGAACATGCAGAAGCACAACCCATGGCAATGTTATGAGTTGCATTTTGAATAGCAGCAAGAGAACAACCTCCAATCGCAATATTGTCCTCGTTACTTGTGCATCCAGTGTTAGTTCCTGCCATTGCACCTTTACCAATCGCAATGTTCCTATATCCTGAATTTTTTATACCAGAGTTATATCCAACAAAAACATTACAAGTTCCAGGTGTTCCTTGACCACCAGAATATTGTCCAAAGAAGACATTATAACTACCAGCACCTGCCTTTCCAACCATGCACCCAATTGCCACATTACCTATACAAGCAGCACCAATTTCCTTAAGAGCATCTCTACCCATTGCAATGTTACCTGTTCCAGTAGTTAAGCAGGCGAGTGCCATATGACCCATTGCAATATTATTACAACCACCAGAAAGTTTCTCAAATGCCTGTCTACCTAAACCAATATTGTAACCACCTGTTAATGTATTACTATAATATACTAAACCACCAATACCAATGTTATCACAACCACCACTGGTAGATTGTCCAGCATACCATCCAAGGAATACGTTTCGATCTGCACATGTTGCATTTTTACCAGCAAAGCATCCCATAAAGATATTATTAGCCGCATTAGAAGTTAAATTACATCCTGCACATGTTCCATCGGAAACCAAGTTATTAGTTTCGACTAACTTCAGGCAACCACCTGATCCACCACCGCCTCCACCGTTGAGTTGGTTACCATCCTTATCATAGATGTTGTATGAACTGTCACCATAAATCCATTTATTTGCTCCGATACCAATCGCCATTTGATTATCACCAGTGGCAGATGGTAATTGTATATCACATCCAATTGCAACGTTATTACTTCCTTGTGTTGAGCATCGAGCAGCATATTTACCTACAAATGTATTTCCACTTTCACCACCTGTAATACATCTTCCTGCTCTAACTCCTAATACAGTGTTATGACTACCAGAATCCGATTCACCCATAGACTCAAAACCAAAGAAGGCATTGTAACTACCACTAGCATTAAATTTTCCAGCACGAGATCCTACAAAAGTGTTTGATTGACCACTAGCAGAACAATAACCTGCACAACTACCAACCATTGTGTTCATCCAACCATTGGTGCCAGTCAATGAATATGCAGCTCTACTACCAACTGCAATTAAACTGTTATAGCAGTAAGTTCTTGCAGCTTCACATCCAATGAAAACGTTAGCTGAGAAATTACCATTATTACCACATTTTCCTGCACCACATCCAATTATAACATTACAACCACCCCCACTAGTTCCTGATGCAACAGATCCATATCCAGCACACTTTCCTATGAAAACATTCGCATCACCATCTACTAAACAATGACCTGCATTACATCCTAAGATGATATTATCTTCAGCATTAGCACCTAAACAACATCCAGCATTTGTTCCATCAGAAACCAAGTTAGTGCTTTCGACTAATTTCAGGCAACCACCTGATCCACCACCGCCTCCACCGTTGAGTTGGTTACCATCCTTATCATAGATGTTAAAGTTACTATCACCACAAATCCACTTACTACCTCCAACACCAATAATAAATTGCTTATCACCAGTAGCTGATGCCACCTGAGTATTATATCCAATAACAACATTACACTCACCATCTGTAATGGTGCATCCAGCACACTTACCAATGGCAATGTTACCACAACCACATTGTAATTTGTCTAAGACATAATATCCCATTCCAATATTATGTGATGTGCAACACATATAACCACTACTGCCACTATTATTAGCAGCATAATATCCCATTAAGATATTATTACTATTTCCTGTTCCATGGTATGCAACCGAGTTTCCAAAATAAATGTTATTACTACCACCACAGTTACAATATCCAGCATACTCACCAATAGCAATATTATTATCACCACCACACAGTTTAGTGTATGCTAATTGTCCCACCACAAAGTTATGATTTGCACCACTACCACTATATCCAGCTTGATAACCAGCTATAAAGTTATGAGTTCCATTACCATTTCCACCTGCTGGATTAACACCTAAGTAAATGTTACAATAACCAGTGCCACTATATCCAGGACCAGCATTATATCCAATCTGAACGTTTTTATATCCAGTAGTATTTCCTTTTCCTGCATAAGCTCCTATGAATACATTATTATCACCTGACACATTCGCTACACCAGCACAGCATCCGATATAAACATTATTATCACCAGCACAATCAGCAGTTCCTGCCTTGTAACCTAAGAAGATATTAAAGCATGTGTCAGCATCTTTTGAAGCACCAGCACTAGTACCTGCTGCTAAGTTCTCTTGTGAGTCTGGTGAGAATCCTCCACCGCCACCAGAAATACCAGTTAAGTTTGAACCATCTCCATACAATTTGTATGCAGATACAATACCAACACTTATTTTACTTGTAAGTCCGACACCAACCGCATTATCTGGTGCTGTTGTTCCAATACCCACAAGAGTCTCACCAGCGGCATTTCTACATCCAACAATCCAATGAACACATCGTGCATTTGGATCTGCATCATAAGCACAAACACCAATTACTAATTGTTTATCTGCTGTGGCAGATGGTAATAAAGCTCTAACACCTATCGCAATGTTACCATCACCACAACACATGTTTGATCCTGCACGAGTTCCAAAATAAGAATTATAATTTCCACCACACTTTTGTTCGTGAGCTGTATATTTTCCAACAAATACGTTACCACTACCTCCAATAAAGCATCTTCCCGCACAGGCACCTATCATAGTATTGCTATTACCAGTCGCACATATTCCAGCACTCTGTCCAAAGTAGGCATTGTATGTTCCACCAGTCGCACACTTACCAGCGTCTCTACCAACGTATGTGTTAAGTTGTCCTGTAACACTACAGTATCCAGCACAGTTTCCAATGATTACACTATTCCAACCATAAGTTTGGTTCATAGAATATGAAGCCTTGTTACCTATGGCTATCATACTATTAAATACATGATTGTATCCAGCACAATCACCAATTATTATATTACTACCACCACCACTTCCATTTCCTAAGGCTTTATAACCTATGGCAACTTCTTTTGAAGCTGTGGTTGCGAGACTTCCTGCAGTATATCCGAAGAATACGTTATAATCACCACTGGTAACACTCTTTCCAGCACAAGTTCCCATGATAATATTATCAGTTGCACCAGACATATTACATCCAGAGCAAGATCCATCAGAAACATAGTTTCTGTCTGCAACTAACTTCAGGCAACCACCTGATCCACCGCCACCACCGCCAGGTAGATTAGTTAAACAAGAACCATCACCACAGAACTTAGTAGCAGTGATACAGTTAACAGTTACATTATAAGAACTATCACCACAGATCCAACGATTTGATCCACATCCAATTGCTAATTCAGTGCTTGCTGTTGCCGAAGATGCACAAACACCTTTACCAAGCAGGACATTAAAATCACCTGTAGTGGTAGTTGCTCCAGTATAATTACCAAGGAAAACATTATATTCACCTTCAGTAACACATTTACCTGCACGACTACCTATCAATACATTACATGCAGCACTTGTTGCAGCGACAGCTGTTAATTCACCTAATATAACATTGTTAGCACCCGTTGCAGTTGAACCAGTATCACCTCCAAAAGTTCCAGTTCCCATGGCAATGTTACTGCCAGCAGTGGTTGCTCCATTTGCTGCATTTCTTCCAAAGAATATGTTGTAACCACCTGAAGTGAGGGATGCACCAGCTTTTTTACCAATTGCAATGTTTTGTTGACCAGTTAAAACACCAGCTCCTAATGCACAACAACCAATTGCTATATTCTCACTTCCAGTGGTTAATTCTTGACCAGAACTTTTTCCTAGTAAAATGTTACGAGAACCAGATGTCACATCCATACCCGACTGGAATCCCATTGCGATATTATCACCAGCAGCTCCAGCACCACCCAAAGTGATATATCCGAGTCCAATATTATGTGAACCAGTTTGGCCAGATGAGTTATTTCCTGCGTATCTTCCTATGAAAACATTATCGGTTCCACTGGTGCGAAGATGAGCAGCCTCCTTACCTATTGAAACGTTATTACTTCCAGTAATATTTCTTCCTGCGTCGTGCCCTATTGAAACATTACAATTACCACCATTACGTCCTGCCCTACAACCAATTGCAACATTGCTTTTAGTAGTTGTTGCATTCTCACCTGCAAGTTTACCCAAAAATACATTATAACAACCAGTAGTTAATGAATTACCTGCACAACATCCTAATAAGAGATTATCTTCACCATCACTTGTAATATTACATCCAGCACATGTTCCATCGGAAACCAAGTTAGTGGTTTCGACTAACTTCAGGCAACCACCTGATCCACCGCCACCGCCTCCACCGTTGAGTTGGTTACCATCCTTATCATAGATGTTAAATGAACTATCACCACAGATCCACTTATTACTTCCAACACCAATTATAAATTGACAACTGCTGCTTGTATTAGCTAAAACTACGTCTTTACCAATCGCAATGTTGCAACTTCCAGCTGTTTGTGTATGACCTGCCTTTGATCCTAAGAAAATATTACCTGACCCACTTGTCATGCAACAACCAGATTGAAATCCAAATAAGGCATTATATGATCCACCACCAAGAGATGAACTTTTTGCCACTCCAGATCCTACATATGTATTACATCCTCCAGTGCCATAATATCCTGCACAATTTCCAACGAAAACATTACATGAATTAGTTTGTCCACATCTTCCAGCATAAGAACCAAGATAGACGTTGTAACTTCCACTTGAATTATAACATCCAGCTCTATTTCCACCTATGAATAAATTCTGAGTTCCAGTGGTATTGTTCATACCTGCATTATATCCACCGAAGAAGTTACTAGATCCACTGCTGGTTGATCTACCTGCATTATCACCAATCGCAACTGAACGGGTAACAGTTTGTGCCTGATTTAAAGCACCATTACCTACTGCGACTAAGTGATCTTGATATAAACAACCTTTAGATGATAATGCACCACAACCTATCGCAACTCCACATTTAACAGTCGCACATATTCCAGCATACGCACCAATAAATACATTTCCTTCAGCTCCATATGCAACTTTTTTCGCAGCAGATCTACCAATATAAACGTTACAACTGTTAGTGCAATTATAAGTGTTATAGCAATTTGCACATGCAGCCTCATATCCGATTATGACATCACAATTTCCCTCTGTAACACCTGCACCAGCTTTGTAACCCACATGAACACTACCATCAGATGTGGTGAGGCATTTACCAGCATCATATCCAATAAGCACACTATTATCACTCTCAAAAGAAGAACCATTACCAATATAGGATCCCATAATAACATTACCACCACCATTTAGATACTCAGCGTTACCATAACCGACAATTGTATTGTTGTTTCCATCTAGGTTTTGTCCTGAGTAGTTACCTAAAACCGTATTCTGGTTTTTAGATGAAACCATTGATTGTGCTGCTTGGACACCGATTATAAGATTACAACATCCTGTGGAAAGAGAACGAGCAGCACGATAACCCATTACAATATTTCTACATCCTGTTGTAAATTGATCTGCTGTCTCTTCACCTAAAAAGAGATTATTAGCACCAGTTGTGATACATGCACCAGCACGATATCCAATACCAATATTCCTACCACCAGTAGTGATACTAGTTAGTGCTTGATCACCTATGGCAATT